TTCTTATGTTGGGGATTTAGTTCTTGATCCTTTTATGGGGTCTGGGACTACTGCTATTTCTTGTGTGGATAATGATAGACAATATCTTGGAGTAGAGTTACATCAGGAGTATATTGATATGGCAGAGAATAGGATTGTAAGGTTTAATCCTCTTGCTAAATTATTTTTAGAAAACGGAAAATGAAACACGAAATCCCTGACATCATCAGAAAGAATGCATTTGCCTGCTTCGGAAGGTTGAATGAAGCAGAGAGATCAGTTGTTCTTCTTGGTGATGATGTATATCGTGAGTCATTAGATCTTGAGAATGATGATGCTCCTTGCTGGAAGATTCCAAGTGGAGAATCAACAACCTTTGTTGGGTGGAATCCACAGTGTGTCCCTACTATGGACTACATTGTATGGAAACTAAATAGAGGAGCAGCACCCGCTCCTCTTTCTTAATGTCCGAGCATATTCGTAATCTAGTTGCTCGCTGTTACAATGTCACGGGTCCGATTGGTCTGACCCCCAACGCATTGGATGGTGAGAATCCTGCTAGTGAATTCACCCCCGCATCAGCATCATCGTCTGGTCCTATCCTAGCGCAGACTCCTGCTGAAGTAATCCAGGGCCTGGTTGGTAGATGCTATGGTCCTACTGCACCACCTCTCACTCCTAACCAACTGGACTCGATCAATGTTCCTTTTCGTCCTGATCTTCCAACACCTCCGTCTGATCCCACACCTAATGAGGTGATTCAGAATCTAGTTGGGAGATGTTATCCACCACTTCCACCACTGATGCCCCCTCCACCTGAGGCAGAGGTCCCTGATCTACCTACGATTATTAACATTGATCCCATCATCTGTTTCATTGCAGATGAATTGGGTATTGAGTTGCCTGGTATAGAATGCGGCAACGAAATTGTGATCAAGTTGCCAACGCCTGATCAACCTGACGGTCCATGGTTAGGTGGAGGAGATGATGATTGTGTGCGTGTCTCTAAGTTGAGAATCCGTGGCAAAGTAGTAAACATTGGTGGTGGATACTGGCGAGTTATTGGTAGTGATCCAGAAGAGATACTTTACTGTGCAGAAAAAGATGGTAGTGGCACAGAATGGGAGCACTGCGTCCGCAAGACTTTAGAATGCACATTCAAACCATATCTTGGTGGTGGTTGGACACCTGCCAAGGCATCCTGTGAAGGATACCACCCTCGTGGATGGACTGCTAACAAGACTGAAGTTTGTATCAAGAATTGCTATCCTGAGAGAGTCCCTGTCTATGAATCCGAGAGTGGTAGTGAGTACAACTATCACAATGAGATTGCTGGTCCTTCTGGATACACTCTGACTGATGATGGTGCTGCATGGTGGTGCTTGAAGGAGAAGGTGCCTGGATCAGCAGGTGGTAGTGGAGTTAACGTAGAGTTGATCACTAATAGTAATGGAGGTTTTACTAACTTTGATCAGAATCCACCAATCAAAACTACTAACAATGAAGGTGTAGGTAATGGTAACTGGATTTATAATGAGGGTGGGGCGCAGTTTTGGCCAAAGAAAAACCTAGGTTTAGGTAGTGGCAATGGGATAAGAGGAGATATTGCACAGCACACTATCAGATATGGTGGCGCTGAGATTAACTTTGAAGTCAGACCTGTATATGATGTCGGCAGTGATGGCAAGGCAGATGATATTGATAGTGAGTGGAGAGTAACCTCTTGGACAGGTAAACTGCCTGAGTCTGGTGCGCAGATTCCATTCTCATTCATGCCTAAGCAGAATGGTAATGATGGTCAGAAGAAAATGAATATCAATGCAGTTGTCCTAGGATCTGAGACGAGAGATAGGAGTGTGCCTCTGTTTAAGTATAAAGGTAGCAGTCCTCATGATTATTTTCTGACTACTAACCCTGGTGCTCCTGATACTCAGGGTCCTGGTGAGAGAGCGACCATGAATGGTGCTAACATGATCTTCCATAGTATCCTTGGGTATGTCTTCCAAAAGAGACCTGATGGTATTGAATTCATTCATGATAAGGAAAGACTGTGGGCACTTCACCGCTTCTACAACCCATCCACAGGGGACCATAGGTATACAATTGACCCACAGAATAACACCATCCCTCAGAGGGTCTCACGGAGCAGGTTTGCATACCGTATTCCTCAGAAGATCACTAACGCTTTGACCATCCGTATGGATGTGGAGAAGGGTAAGGCAGGATATAACAATGCATTTGGTTTCTACCTAGCAGATAGCAGTGGACCCAAGTGGGGCAAGATTGTTGTGCCTAGTGCTAAGGAAGCAAGTCAGGGTGGTGGTAACGAGACCAGCACCATTGTGCTGAGCACGTCTGAGTTGAATGTATATAAAGGTGGCACCATGGGATTCTTCCTGTTGTCTGATGGTGCTGATCAAAACAGTTTGAGTCTCAACCAGACATTTAATATCAACCCCCACTCCAGCGGTCATGGTCCTGGATTCAGTGGCAGTGGTATTAACACCAAAGAAAATAATTACATTCTCTTCTCAGATAAGGAGTGGAATCCTGAGGACAAGAAGGACTACACCAAGTGGAAGGGTCCTAACAAACAGATGTGGGAAGACCTTATCGATGGTGACGATGACTATGATGACCTGATCCTTTGGCATACAGTGGAGTTTACTGCCTACCCTGGATACACATACGAAGGTATCCAGTGCTATGTGTTTGCAGAAGACAGACCTGAGCCTGTGATGATGAAGATTGATCTGTCTAACCCATGTGATCCTCAGGCATTTAAGAAAAACTTTAAGGATGTTGTGTTGCAACGTCAGGAATGTGGTAACTTTGCACCCATGCTATTCGGTGAGTGGGATGAAAACCATGAGTGTGGTAAATGCACAGGTGACTATACAATCTCACAAGGACGTGACCAAACTATTACTACGATCACAGGTGGTAACTTTAGACTGAAGTCCTTCGGTGGTATCACTGGTGGCAGCACAGGTGACTGCATCAGATTCAAAATGAGGATGCAGAAGAATGGAAGCACGCTGTTTTCGCAGCGGTATGACGCTGGAGCATGGCCGAGTATTGGGCATGATCTCTATGATGGCGTGATTTCCCTCTCGCCTGGAGACAAACTTAACTTCAAACTGCAGGAAATTATTACTGGTCCTCCCACAGGCACGATCACACCATACTGTGCTCTATGGAATGTAGATACAGGTAAGTTTGAGATGCAGTGGGGTCTTCAGTTGACCACAGCATCAGGTGACACACCACTCAGTACTAGGGTGATGACAAACCCACAGATGCTTGCCATTCAATCTACTGGTGCTATCACTGGATTTGACATGCAATTCTATCCATCCTATGGATCTCAGATCAATGCCAAGGCAGATGGTAAGGTGAGAGCAGGTAGTAACGTTGCTGACAGTTGGCACCAGACTTCTAGAGATAATAAGAAGTCCTCTGGTCCTAAGCAGGCATCTACTAAGGTATATGAAAACTCTGCAATGGTAACCATGCATGGTCTGTTGGAGACCAACCCTGGAATTCTAGGTGGCAATAATAGAAATACTCACAACCCTCTGTTGCCTGCCATTGTCAACGGATATATTGACACAGGATATGCTGAAGATTCTTCAGGTAATTATGAAAGAGGAGGATGGCCAGGGTATCGTATACAGGTGTTGGGTGGTGACTACAGTGACTTTGTAAGAAGACATCTGATCACACGATTCGATCAGGTTGATGGATCATTCGCTCAACATGCCGCCTTCCTTGCCAAGTCTCCTGTCTGCTTTGCTAGGAGAGAGAGTCCCTGGTATGAAGTTGCTAACTGTCAGTCAGCAGCAGCAGCACAGTTTGATGGTGGCACAGACTTCTTTAATGCAAATACTTTCATTCAGGACTACTACCTAGATGGTAATGAGTATGATAATGATGCTGTTGAGAATGTGAGCGTAGCATCTCAACTGTATGCAAAGGTCAGGATCGCATTCACTTTCTACTCCACCAAGGGAATTCCTAACGAGGAGGGCAAGCCACAAGGCGGTGTTAACAACCCTGCGAGGTGGTTGTGTGCTATCACCCTCTTAGAGGTGCTACAGACGGGTATAGGATACTCTGAGGGGCAGGAGTATGATCTCCAATGGCCACCTAAGAGATACAACGTTGGATCCGGTGGCACCCTAGGTGCATACTTCACACCAGATGGACAAGGTATCGAGGTGACTGGTAGTGGCACTGGCACCATCACTCTGGACTTTGACTGGGATGACAATCCTAATACTTCAGGTCAAGCAGTTGGTGACTTAACTATTGGTGGTCAAACATTTGATCAAGGTAACAACTCAACTGGTAACCAATCCAAATCTTTCACTGTTACAGGTGGCAACAAATACACTTGGTCTATCAATGGGCAGAGTGGGACTGCTGGATTCAGAATCAAAGACAGTGGGCAGAAGATTCAATGGGATGATGATGCAGGTAATGGATTTGACGTTAATGCTACAATGGAAATTGCAAACCTAACTACTGATGGCGGCAGTCAATCTGATGACGCTGCTTACAATGCTATGGAGGACACTGCAACATCACCTTACTACCCAGATATGAAGGGTAACTTTAGACTACCTCGTAAACTTGCTGCCTTCTATGAGAAAGACAATCAAAAGAGGACAGCAAAGGAAGCATTCTATCAAGAATCACACAACAAAAACTCACCAGTGTGGTATACTAGCTCTGATAGAGACAAGCATCGGATTAAATTCAAACTAATCATCACACAAACAACGTAATTATGACAGGATTTGGCAATACTGGACGCGCAGAGAGGTCCATGGAGAAAACCTCCCGTGAGTTGAAAGCACTCAGGAAGATCATCGAGAAATACAAAGACGATCCCAAGGGTCGTAAGAAGATGATGAAGAAAATGCAGAAGTATTGGAGGTCTAATCTTGCAGAGGTGCATGGTATGGATCACAAACCTGGCAAGACTCAAGCGTTTGGTGGTGGATTCGTACCTGTTGGTATGCTAGAAGACCTGAAAGCAGTCCAGAAGTCACTCTCCCCTGTAGAGGATCCTAGAGAAGAGGAGTCTGAATCTATAGATAGTCTTAAGGAAGAGGAAATGTCACAGATCCGTGATATACTTAGCAAGTCCAAGGAGGTTTCCGACCATGATCAATCTGCATCAGAAGTATAACCACTATCTTAACAAGGAGAAGCTTCTTGATGTAGATGACGTGCATGAGCGTATAATTACCTATGGGTGGACAGATGACGGACAGTCCCTCACTGGATATTATGTCTTGACAGAATGCCATGCTCTATACTATGATCTATCCGAGCAGTTGATCAAGAAGGTTAACCGTTGCCCAACTGGCACAAGGGATTGACATTTCGAGATTAATATGTTATAAATAACCATATGGTTATAAATAACCATTCGTAACCAACCTAAGTTACGAATTGTTACAATTCAAACACGGGGAGAGTCGAATCCCCTATCATCTGTGGGTAATCACTCCACAAGAAAACACTAAGAGGTAAAATACCAATGATCAAAACTGCAATCGCAACTCTCGCTGCCACCGCAGCAATCGTGGCTCCGTCTGCTGCCCTAGCAGGACCCTACGTTAATGTCGAAACCAATGCTGGTTGGAGTGGCGCTGATTACACTGGGGCAAATACAGATTTCCACGTTGGGTATGAAGGTGCTTTGGGCGAATCTGCTTCATACTATGTCCAAGGTGGCGCTACGCTGCAATCCCCTGATGGTGGAGAGAGCGATACCGTTCCTTCTGGTAAGGCAGGTCTGGGCGTCGGCGTGACTGATGCACTGGGTGCTTATGGTGAAGTTTCCTTCATCGGAAGTGGCGACGACGATATCGATCGTGGCTATGGTGCTAAAGTGGGTCTGAAGTATTCCTTCTGATATATAATCTAGACGGAATCTGATACTCTGTTGAGGGTCCTTCGGGACCCTTTTTTATTCCCTATCATGTATTACGATGGCAAAACCTGGCAACACAGCGATTTACACAAAACCTGGGTGTCCTTTCTGCACTAAGATTAAAGAAGTGTATCGAATGAAAGGTTATTCCTTTTCAGAATTCACATTAAATGTTAACTTTACTAGGGACCAATTCTATAAAGAGTTTGGTAATGGTGCTACCTTCCCCCAAATCCTAATCAATGGACGCCATATGGGTGGATGCACTGAAACTGTTAAGTATCTGAGGGAAAACAAACTACTGTGAAAACAAGAGACACAACTGAAGTCTATCAACTGGTCGAGCGAGCACTCGATGAGGCAATGCTCAACCAGAAGTTTTTATTTAAGATGTACAACTATCTCAAGGCAGCAAAGTGGACTAGACGAGAGACTAATGAATTTATTGAGTCATCCACTGCAACACAACTGAGTAACACCGTAGAGGAGTTAAGTGGTTACATTAAAGGAGGGGACAAACTATTACGCGAAGCGTATGGTCACATCCCTAAACCCAAAGCAAGAAAGATCAGAGACTACCTTCACAACATCCTGGAGGACTCTTGGAAGTATTCTGCAGAGAGGAAACCTGGTAGGCGAAAGAAGGTGGCTAAATAATTTTAACAAGACTTAAGGAGGCATCCAATGGCTGATCTTACATTTCTGTACATTGCCTTCTTTCTAACCCTAGGATCTTTTCTTCTAGGGTTTATCGCATCTTGGAATCTGAAGCATGTGATTGATCTGTGGATGGATAGAGCAGAGTATGCTGCTGTCGTTATGCACCCTGAAATGCAGGGTGAAGATGGCATGGTAGACCCGTCCGAGCTCCTCTACTTGCGGATTACACATGAAGATGATATGATGGATGACGAAGAGTGAATGTCCAATTACTTACTAAGTTATGAAACTGATGATTTCTGAAGTGCTTCAGAAAGCACACAATGCTAAGACGAAAGCAGCAAAGATTAAAATCTTACAAGACAACAACACCCAGACACTGAGGTCTATCTTCATCATTAACTTTGATGAGAGTATCGAACCTCGTGTCCCAATGGGTGAAGATGTCCCCTACCGTCCTAACGAAGCACCTGTGGGCACTGAGCACACGCTGCTGGAGAAGGAGGGGAGGAAACTCTATCGATTCTTTGAAGGTGGTGACGACACCTTGCCTGGGATGAAGATTGAGAGTATGTTTATTCAGATGCTTGAAGGACTCCACGCATCCGAGGCAGAAGTCCTTATCAAAGCAGTGAATAAGACTCTCCATAAGAAGTATCGCATCACACTGGCAGTAGTAAAAGAAGCTTTCCCTTCCATTGTATGGGGAGGCAGAGATCGATGATCAGTAAGATCAAAACATTACACTCAGATTGTGACAACACGCTAGCAGAAGATAGGTCTCTACCAACTTCTGCTTTCATTGTCTGCTATTTGGTTGAGGGTAAGGAGCATTACGATATCGTTACCAGCGCAAAAAGTGTTGATATCTTTGACCATTATTGGGACAAGTATAAACATGATCTGAAATGGTATAAACAAACTGAAGGAAGAATCAATCCCAAACTATGGCAAGATCCAAACAAACAACAAGCAAAGGTAACCAAGGGCAAAGGATGACTAAAGATCAAGTCTACTTCGATCCCAGACGCTCTGCTGAGCAGCAGATGGAAGACATGAAGGCAACAGTTGATGTTGCATTGAAGAAAGAAGCAGAGGAGCAGGAGAAACTGGACAACATTGAGATGGGTAAAAAGGTTGTTGCAGGACTCGGCACTCTCTTTCTATCACCACTGGCGTTAATGTTTATCTGGAATTGGTTTATGCCAGGACTATTTGCACTACCTGTGCTAACATACTGGACAAGCATGGGAATAATCGTTATCTCTCGCCTACTTATCCCTAATAATGACTAAAATAATCCCTACGGAGCACTCCTCCAAGGTGTGCATTGTATCTGTGACCCCTGATGCTGAGAAGCACATGGGATACGTTGCTCGTGTGAGCAACCCAAACAACCAGTCCAACCCTGAGGTTGCTGGTCTCTTGAAGTATTGCATTGAGCATGGACACTGGAGTGTGTTTGAGCAAGCATTCATGACGCTTGAGATTAACACTACCCGAGGACTGGCAGCTCAAATCCTGAGGCATCGTAGTTTTACATATCAAGAGTTCTCACAACGCTATGCGGATACTAATCTGCTGGGTGAAATGATTGAGGTGCCTGACCTACGTCTGCAGGACAATAAGAATCGTCAGAATAGTATTGACGGTGTGGATGAAAAGCAGAAAGCATTCTTGCAAGGACGCATCCACCAATACTTTGCTGAAGGAATGGACCTCTACAATGAATTGCTGCGTGAAGGTATTGCAAAGGAGTGTGCTCGTTTTGTGCTTCCCCTTGCTACACCCACCAGAATTTTCATGACGGGCTCTGTGCGTTCGTGGATCCATTACATCCAATTGCGATCTGCTAATGGCACACAGCTGGAGCACATGGACATCGCTGAGTTGTGTAAGCAACACTTCAGGTGTCAGTTTCCTATCGTTGCTAAGGCACTTGACTGGTGCCCCAAAGAAAAAGAAGAGTGTGGATGTCCCGATGACTGGGACGACATGCAACCATGTTTGAGGATGGATTAATGAGTTTGAAACTAATTAAATACAGGATTACCTATTCATTACCTGCTACAGGTAATCGTCGTCACCATAAGATCGTTGAAGCACGGTCACAGTCTGAATCGAAGCAACTCTTTGAGTCAGATATACCCACCGCTAAGTATATTTGTAGTCAAGTTATGCCTCAGAGCAGGAGTTTGTAATGCCTACATACAGTGTAAAGAATCTAAAGACAGGTGAGAAAAAAGAATTCTCTATGTCAATGGTCTCCTATGATCAGTGGCGTAAAGATAATCCCGACTGGGACAAGGACTGGCAAGCAGGTATCGGTGGGGTAACCTACGGCGATCCTAAACAGTCCGATGGTTTCAAAGAGGTTATGCAGAAGATGCAAGCCGATCACCCCGTAGCAGATTTGTCCCGTTACACCTAACCAACATCCTCTATGCCAACATCTGTCAAGTCCAAGACACGTCGTCGCTCCATGAAACTGGAGACACTCACAGCAAAGCAAATGAGAAGAAAGAAACCTATCAATCTTGAGCATCTCAAGCAGATCAATCCGCTCACAGATAACCAAGAAACTATTTTCAACTCCTACGCTGAAGGTAAAAACCTAGTCTTGCATGGTGCTGCTGGCACAGGTAAGACTTTTATTAGTCTTTACCTAGCATTGCGTGAAGTCTTGGATCCAGAGACTCCATACGAGAAGGTGTATATGGTCCGCTCACTGGTGCCTACGAGAGAGATTGGTTTCCTTCCTGGAGATCATGAGGACAAGGCAAACCTTTACCAGATTCCCTATAAGAATATGGTGAAGTATATGTTTGAGATGCCAGATGACAATGCGTTTGAATCATTGTATGCTAACCTTAGAACACAAGAGTCCGTCTCTTTCTGGTCCACCTCATTCATTCGTGGCGTGACCCTTGACAGGTGTATTATAATAGTGGATGAGTTTAGTAATCTCAACTTCCATGAGCTTGATTCCATTATCACTCGTGTTGGTGAAGATGCTAAGATCATTTTCTCTGGTGACTATTCCCAGTCTGATCTAGTGAAGTCTAATGAGCGCAATGGCGTGCTTGACTTCATGAAAATCCTACAACAGATGCCATCCTTCGACTGTGTTGAGTTTGGTATTGAGGACATCGTAAGGTCTGGGTTAGTGAAAGAGTATCTTGTATCTAAAATTAACATGGGAATGTGAATGTCTTTTAATTATGTTGGTCCTGCTGCTCCTCTTAAAGAGTTAGAGAGTAGGACCCTTCCTCACGGGAGATTCTATAAGACCGATAGTGGTTGGATGCCCAGCGTTACAACTGTTGTTGGTCATAATACTAAGGAGGGTATCCTTGCTTGGGAGAAGCGAGTGGGGTATACTGAGGCAGAGCGTGTCCGTCGTGCTGCATCATGGCGTGGCACCCAATACCATACCATCGTGGAGAACTATCTTAAAAATGATTTGGAAGAAGTTAAAAAGAGCACGGGTCTTCCCAAGTACCTTTTTGGGTTTGCTCGTCAGGATCTTGATCGTATTTCTAACATTCATTGTATTGAAGCCCCTCTTCATTCTCTTAAGTTGGGTCTTGCTGGTCGGGTTGATTGTATTGCTGAGTTTGATAACTCTCTAGCGATCATTGACTTCAAAACCACAACCAGAATTAAGAAAGAAGAGTATCTCATGTCATACATTGTGCAGGAAGCAGCATATGCTTACATGTATTATGAGATGACTGGTGTTGAGGTGGACAAACTTGTCACGATTTCAGTATCTGAGCAAGGATCTATGCAAATTGTAGAGAAGTATGATAAGATACCTTATATGGATACCCTAATTGATTGGATAGAAGAGTATCATTATTATGTCGAGGGACTTAACTGAGATGAAAGATACTTTCTTAGGTATACCAATCTATAGATTTTATTATCCTGGAGACCGTGATGAGGTGCATAGAGCATGTCAACGTCTCAATTACAGAAACAATGATTGCAACATGATCTGGGATGGTGTGCAACTGGATGGTTTGGGTGGTAGTAATTTGCATACACTACCAGAATTCCATAAACTATTTGCATGGATTGATGAGTGTTTGTTGGAAGTTGCAGAAGACATTGGAATGACTAACAAACTTAAGATCAATGCTTCATGGTCCAATCTAAGTCAGACAGGTCAGTTTTTCTACGATCACACTCACGCTAACTGCTTCGTAGGTAGTAACTATTATGTGAATGGTGATTCAGATACAGAAACTGTCTGGCATCTACCTAATCCATGGTATCATCAAACAAACATATGGCCATGGGGTGAATGGACTGAAGAAAAGTATTTTATAGAGCACAGAGAACCTACTGAAGCTGGAAAGTATATTGTCTTTCCACCTACTATTAGACACCGTGCAACCCCAAACCAATCCGAGGAGGACCGTATCACCATCGCCTCCAATGCCTTTCCAGATGGGCTCACTAATGCAACTGGAGTATCCCGTCTTAATGTGAAAGTCCTATGAAAGAGATTGAAGAAAAATTCATGACTCAGGGTAAGTTTACCTCTCTCGTAGAAATGCGAGTCAAAGAGTCCCAAGGACTGATCAACTACATAGAAGCAGTCGCATCTGTTTGCGAGGAGTTTGAGATTGAGGTTGAAACTGTAAGTAAACTCATCTCAAAACCACTCAAAGACAAACTCAAATGGGACGCACAGCAATTAAATTACATTAAACGAACGAGCAGAGGCATCCTGCCACTATGACAGACAACGAATTTTTTAAGAGTGACGTAGTAAAAGAGGAAGTAGTGGAGATTCAGGAGTGTTATACAGAACTCTTGAAGATGTCTGCTGGTCTCAAAGAATTTGATCCAGCACAACGACTGGAGCATGTAGAGAAAACTCTAGAGTTAATTGCCAAGCAGAAAGTATTTTACTCACGCTTGGCATTAGCATCTCATGGGATGGATCCTACTAATGACGATGATAATGACGCAAAGTTTGTCAAGGATCGTATTGATCTCTTGTCCCAAGAGTATTCTGGTGGCATGAATCTTATGATGATCCTACAAACTATGGAAGAAAAACTTCAGGTGTGGCGTAAGGAGTTGCGTGATGCCGAATCCTAACCAACTGTATGAGGACATGCAGAAACTTGATGCCCTATACGGGGAACTCTGCTGGGACCCTGACGATGACCTACAATTCACCCACGACGGTGAGCGTGTGCTGGTCATCAACCGCACACGAGCCCTTGACAAGACCTAAATAGTATGCCATCATAATACGGTGGCAAACACAACAAAACACAAAACAACGGAGAAATACATGTCTTTTGCTAGTCTTAAGAAAAAGTCTGGGTCATTTGATAAACTGACTCAGCAGATTGAAAAGATGTCTAAACCACAGGGTGCTGGTCCTGACGAGCGTCTCTGGAAACCCGGTGTGGACAAGAGCGGTAACGGTTATGCCGTGATCCGTTTCCTTCCTGAACCTGATGGGGAAGACCTTCCTTGGGCACAGGTATGGAGTCACGCTTTCCAAGGTCCTGGTGGATGGTATATTGAAAACTCACTCACTACATTGGGTCAAAAAGATCCTGTTGGTGAATTGAATCGCACACTCTGGAATAGTGGTCTCGATGCTGACAAAGAGGTTGCTCGTAAGCAGAAGCGTAAGCTCTCTTACTACAGTAACATCTATGTTGTAAAGGATCAACTTCACCCAGAAAATGAGGGTAAAGTATTCCTGTATAAGTATGGCAAGAAGATCCACGACAAGGTGGTATCCTCTATGCAACCACAGTTTGAGGATGAGACTCCTGTCAATCCTTTTGATATGTGGCAAGGTGCTGATTTCCGTATCAAGATCCAAACCATTGGTGGATACTGGAATTATGACAAGTCTGACTTCGCTGCACCTGCTACGCTGGGTGGTTACGATGATGACAAATTGGAAGCACTGTGGAAGTCTCAATATTCCCTTAAGGAATTCATTGATCCTACTGCATTCAAGTCCTATGAGAAACTGGAAGAGCGTTTGAATATGGTCCTTAACAGGGGTCGTACTCAAGTCCGCACTCGTGACGAGTCCTTTGAGGGTGAGTCTGAAGGACGTGGTGGCTTTGTGACACCTGAGAAAGTGGTCGCTCCTGATCCCACTCCCAGTGGATTCGGTGCTAAGATTGAAGAGTTAAACAAAGCAGATGAGGGTCCTGACTTGGACTACTTTGCTGCACTCGCTAACGACGACTGATGAAACTACTTGCCCTTGCCCCTCTGCTGCTACTGACTGCGGCACCTGCCAACGCTCTAACCTGGAATGAATTCTGGGAGCCGTTTGATGGGCATGGGCAGCACTATCATTATCATTATGAAGCACCTCCTAGGAGGCGCATGTGTGAAGTGCAAGTAACCCGACGTGTTTGGATCCCTGGCCATTGGTTAGGGCACTACGAATACGTTGAGGGTTACTACGAGAAGCAGACACGTCTCAACTATAGACCTTGCGGACGTAGATACTAATCCCATATATTATTTTACTTTTGATTCACAGGATCGGGGGAAAAAAATTCGGGGTAATTTTTCGTCTGTGGGGTTTTTCACTTTTTACTATGGCACACTACAAACTATGATTGACTTTGATTATTTGGAATTAATGCAACTTAAACTTTGTATGGATATGACAAAGGATAAAATGTTTATGGGTGGAGACATGCGTAGACATGCTTCAATTACTGAAAAGGTTGAAACAGAATTGCGTATGTTGGATGGAGTTAGACCGACATGAAAAACT